CCGCGGCAAACCACGTCTTCCAGCCGACATAGCCGCGCTGTCCGAGGGGGTCGTCTTTGGTCTTTTGCTGAACAGGGATGATCGTCGGTTCGACAGCGCCTTGGCCCTTGAGGGCAACGACGCCATAGGCTTCCCGGCCAAAGTAGAGGACCGGGTAAACGTCCGCCGAGGTGCCGCTCTGGGACATCATGTTGCCCTTGGCGCCACCGGCGTCTTGGAACTCATCGAGGTCCGCAGACAGAACATAGCGCACGTCTTCGACTGTTCCGATTTCCTCGGGGCAAATCGGCTGGCGAGAGCCATATTCAGCGACAGGCACGAACCCAAGGAGGCCACGAAGATCGGCTTCAAGGTCGGTGTGAGCGACGGCCACGAAAGCCGCTTCGATACCGGTCGTGTTGTAGTTGGGCGAAGGCGAGAGGATGCTGGTAATCTTCATCGCCTTTTGCGCCTTGAGCGCGCGGGTGATGGCCCGCTGTTTGTTGAGCGTGATGGGCATGTTGACATCAGTCCGCAGGGTGCCGTTGGAGTAGAAGACGTTCGTCCCGGCGCGCAGAACGGCATAGGTCAGGCGCTCGATGGTGCGCCCGATGTTCTCGCCCGCCTGTTGGGCTGCGTCGTTCAGAACGGGGTCTTCATGGGTGTCTTCAATGACATCGGTGATGCCGACAACCATGCCGTACTGGCGCAGAGTTGCCGAAACGTCTTCATAGGAGAACGCGGCCGCGTTCGGGGTGACGCCTTCAACAAGGGGTGTCGAGGCGGCGGTGAAGACGATCGGGCGACGAAAACGGATGATGGTCGACTTATTGGCCGGCATGCGCTTGGTCAGGCCGAACTTGTCGAGGACCATAACTGGTCCTGCCACCTTGAGCATTTCCCGTTCGGCAAAGACGTTCGTCCGTTGGGAAATACCAGAGTCAGTGCTTGTATTGATGGGCATTTGGCCCTCCTAAAGGAGAGCTGCAGTCACCGGCGGCTTTTGCGCTGCTGATCTAGCCGTTCATAATAATCCCAATGCGCTGCCCGGTCATCCACATCCCGGCCAGGGGCGGGATTGACCGGGTTCGACGCCGTGGATCTCTCCGAACGGGCTCCCAGAAGTTGCTGTTGCCTACGCGCCTGCAGCGATGTGTTGCTGTCTTTGGCGGGGGCTTTGCCTTGGGCGGCTTCATGGAGGGATAGCTTGAAGGTCGAGACGACAAGGGCCGCTTCCGCACCATCCACGACCTCATCGTAGTTGCGCTTAAATGCTTCACGCAAGGCCTTTGGTTGGTTTTCGATCCATTCCAGGAAAACATCGCGGTTCTCTTTGATCACGTTCAACCCATCAGGGTGTTCAGCTAAAAAGATGCCGTTCTGTTCTTGGATCACTTCTGCGAGTTGGGCTTGCGTGTCCCTTATTTTGTCATCCGCGATGCGGGCCAACTGGTCGAGGCGCTTGTCCTGAACGGTCAAAATCTCAGCCATGGGGCCGATGACATCGCCATATTCATTCTTCGCCTTTTCAAACCTGTCGCGCACATCCTTGGATGGCGTAGTCGCCGTCATTTCCTTCTTTTCACCCTCATAGCGGGTCAGCAGGGATTGAAGATTCCCGACTTTTCGCTGCAGGGCGGTTATCCGTCCTTTGTCGCTTTTGACCGTGTGGCGCAGACGTTCGTTCTGGGCCGCAAGGTCTTCCTTTGGTTTGCCATCAGTGGACTTGGTATCAGGGTCGGGCCGCTCAAGGTCAGCGTCAGGAGATGCAGGCTCATCGTTCTCGGCTTCTTCGGCGTCGGGCTTGGCCTCGCCCTCGGCTTCTTCGGCGTCGATCTCGTCCCAAATCTGCTGAGCGTCGATTACGTCATCGGAGGCAACTTTGGTTGCGTCGTCAGTCGGTTTGGCAGTCGTGTCTGACATCCATCTCCACCCAATTTTTCCGCGACGGCCATCAGGCGGTGGCGGGGTTTCCCGGTTGCCCGGGTCTTACGCGACCCTATCGGGTGGCGCCTCAGACGATGGGAACCCCAGCGCCTGCAATCTGTGGCATGGCGGCCTCTCCATCAAGCTCGACCTCAAGGAGGCGTAGCTCTGTGATCTGGCCCCGTACCTTTGAGGTTTGTAATAAGTCCTGATCGGCCTCTAAAGCAAGGTGCAACTCAATCAGGCGGTGCGCGATGTATCGAGAAAGCGCCATTTTCGGCGCTCCATCTAGCTTAAGCGTCATACCGAACCCCCAGAACTGGTGCCGCTTTCACGCTGCATGGCAATCTCGGCTGCCAGCTCGATCTGGCCATCACGCCGGTTAAGGTTGAATTGCCGCTTCTTCTCGGCAAGCTCCTCGTCGGTCATGTTCATCATCTCGGCCAGCCTGTGCATGCCTGCATCGAAGCTCATCTTGGCGATGTCCTTGCGGGCGGCCCATTCCATTTCGACTCTGGCGGTGGCGGCATCCACCTCCTTCTCGGCAACCTCGACCTCCTTCATTTTGGCATCTGCGATGGCCTGCGTGGCGGCGGCTTGAGGATCTTGCTGCTTGCCGCGTTCCTCCATCTCCTTCCTGTATTCCCGATCGGTCCTGACGATCTCGTCGGCCGGGATCATGTTTGCCTTGAAGATGGCGCGCAGGAGGCCGTCAGACTTAATCATGGGGCCGTAAACCGGGTGATCGCCAAAGATCTGGGCAATCATCAGAAGGTTGTTCGCCAGCATCTCCCGCACAAGCAGGACGCCGGAACCCTTGGCCGCGACCTCGTAATCCCCCTTGATCGCGTCCTTTTTAGAAAACTGCATGTTCCAGTGATAGAACCTGGTGATGAGCGGCACGATCATGTTATCGTCGTAGAGCCGCACGATCCGCCGGAAGATGACGTTCGCGCTGTTCATCAGGAGCGCCATGCCCTGCGCCGTCTTCGTGACGCCGGTTCCCTGTTCGCCCTGGGCGATGGCGGGCATGCCGGAAATCTCGTCATGCAGCTCACGCGCCATGCCGATGATATTTGCCAGCTCGTTCTGGTTGGATTCGATGTTGAACGCCTCAAAAGCAGGCACACCCGGAACCGACTTTGTGCCGTCTCGCTTCCAGACCTTGCGCGGCGTCATGGTCCAGTCGCCATCCTGCGGGGTGACGAGGCCAGATGTAACGATGATCTGCGGGCCGGTCGAAAGGGCTGCGTTGTCCATCATCATGCGAAAAGCCGCGTTCATCACCGCCTGCGGGTTGCGGATAATCCACGGGATGCCGTAGCCGAACGGCGATGCCTCGTCGGGGCGGATGGTGAAGACCGAATAGATGCTGTCGTTGGAATCCAGCGGGTGCAGGGCGAACGAAAGTATCTGGCCCTGACAGAACCAGATGCGGACATGGTAGCTGGTGAGGATGTCGACCTCCTCGGGGGTTTCTCCTTATTTCGTGAAGGCCTCGACAAGGGTCTGCATGTCTTCGGTCTCTACCGGGCCAGTGTATTCCCAGACATGGTAGAGCGGCGTACCAAGGGTCGCATCGTTTGCCCCGGTCAGGGCGTTAATGCTTGCTTTGTAGGCAGGCATCATCTCTGTCGGTTTCTGCTTCAAGAGATCCCGAACGACATCCTTGTCGATGTCGTCGCGCTCAACGGCGAGACGGCGCAGTTTGTCGGCGGTCAGAAGGTGGCGCTCTAAATCGCCGCGGCCGTCCGCTACATCCGCTACATCCGGGTCTGGGAAGTATGACCAAGGGTCGACCCACTGAGCGGCGGGGTCATTATTCTGGACGTAATTCAGGGCATAGTTGCCCTGCGCGTCCGTGACCCACTGGCGGCGGCCCCGATTGCCGATGACCGGCCCCTTCAATACGCCAAAGCCGATCTTGCAGCCATCCGAGATGGTCTTGCGGGCCTGCGCAGGCATGTTGCACTGTTGCAGTTGGTCCTCGATCTCGCGCTCCATCAACTGAGCGCGGCGCGATGCTTCATCGAGTATCTTCTGCAGCCTGTCGTGTTCGGCGCGGGCCCCTTGTTCCTGTTCCTCGACCGCGCGTTTTTGGGACTCGATCGCGTTGACCTGATCCTGTGTCGCCCCGGGTTGCCCCGCCACCTCCTCCGCCTGCCCCTGCAGACCATCCGCCTGCGCGGTCAGCTCATCGAGGCGCTTCACCGCCGCCGCTGCTTGCTGGGTCAGCTCGGGAACCGGCGTCGGGCCGATTGACCAATTCTTGTCGTCGGTCGGGAACAGAAGATCAAACAGGCGCGCAATCAGCGTGTCCGTCTTCGGGGCCGTCATGTTCATGAAGATTTGCGATCCTTTGACGACCGCCAGCTTCTTCACGATTTCATCGTCATAGATGCCGTGGTATTGCTGCAGATCGGAAATCCACCGCTGTTCTACCATCGACCGCCGGTCGACCCGGCGCTTTGCCTCCTTGGCAAGGGAGTCCACAAGGCCTGTGAGCTTTTCATTGCGCTCATGAGTTTGGCTTTCCTCCTCTTTTTCGTAGGCGTCGTCTTCCATCGCAAAATTGCCGTCCATCAGTAGCCAGCCTTTCTATCTGCAATGGTGACGATGTTTGTCATGTCTGCCCTGGCGATATGGATTGATGCCGTTTTCTCAAACGTCATAACGGCATACCGGGCGGCGTCCATCATGTGATCGTTTTTCTTCACAACCTTGCCATTCTCGTCACGGCGATACAGCCGATACTCGTTCTGGAAGGCCTGTAGGGTCGAGAACACCTTGAGCTTGCCGGTGGAGAACATGGCCCACAGCTCATAAAGCCCCGGCTCCACCGCAGTCACGGCAGGCAAGACGTTCATCCCGAGGCCCTGATAGGTGGCCATGAGCTGCTTGCCTTCGTCCTGACTGCGATTTCGTGCGGCGGGGTCGATCGCTCCCATGATCCAATCGCCGCGGGCCATGATCGAAGCGGCATGGATTAGCGCGACCGCCTGCCCCATGTAATGCTCGGCATAAAAATACTTCACGCCGTCATCTGGGTTTTCGGCAAGCCACACGGCCGCCGTCCTGTTCCAGCCTACATCGAGGCCGTAATTGCGGCGCCAGAAGTTTGGAATGGCAAAGGGCTGAACGGTGATCTCATCAAGGGCGATTGGATAGATGGCCCCGGAACCCAGAGAGGGGATTCCTTTGGAGCGGGCCTCTCGCAGGAAAGGCGGCGTCGAATCGAGCAATTCCTTTTTGGTCCTTGTGTCGAGGTGGGGAACGTCATCCCACCCGGCGTTGACCATGTATTTCGATTGCGAAACGGCTGGCATTTTCCCTCAAGCCTTTGGCAGTGGAAGCAATGGGAAATTGTAATTCGCGCCGCCACCACCTGCTTTCAAGGCCTCGATGTCCTTCTGCATGCGCCGGATGTGGTGTTCAGGAATGGCCATCATGGATTACGTCCAGCCGACGATGCCGGTGGCTGTCGTTCCGGTCGACCGGATTTGCGTGAACCAACCAGTGATGTATTCGCCAGACGTTACGGTTGGAAAAGTGACTTGGTTTCCCCGCATATCAGTGACGACGAGTGAGCCTCCAACGCCAATGCGGATGCGGCGAAGGGCAATGGTAAGATCGGTATTTGCGGGTGTTATGGCAATAATTTGGGGGGATGGGTCGGTTCCGGCTACGGCTTGGGGCTGCATGTCATATTCAACAGGCATGGTTATCTCCTATGGGTAAAACCCGAGGCTTTTTTCTGAGATGCCGGCGGCGGCGCTGGCATGGTTTTTCTCTTGAAATGCCCCGGCGGTTATCGCCGGGGCTATGGCTCAAGACCTATCAGGGATCGAACGCCACGACCAAACCGCCGGTGATGTTGGCGGTGATCGGCAGATAGCCAGCGTTGGTCAGGATGTTCATGCCAAGGAGCGCGCCAGCTGCAAATGGCAGGCCGTCCGCAAACTCAACGAAGCTGCTGGCCGACTGCGGCAGGGTGGTGCTGAGAACGCATCCGGCAAAGGGAACGTGGACCTGTGCCACGCCGGCAATGGACGGCCGCGCGGTCAACGTACCCGCGGTGATGTTCGCGTCCGACAAAACCCACAAGCCGACCACGCGCCCGGCGTCATCAATCCGCGTTTCACGGGTGGTTAGGGCAACCGCCGTGGCGCCGGTGAAGATCGGGCGGCCAAGGAATACGTTGGTGCTTGCGGCGGGTGCGGCTGCAAACAGTGGGCCAATGGAAACGCTCATTTTTGTGGCCTCGAGATCGCTCAACCGGCGCTCGGTAACGCGACCATCTCTACGAAGGAACGGCATGGTGGACTCCCATTCTTGATTTTCTAAAGGAAATCGGTGCTACTCCGGCACCACCGGACGCATGTCTTCTGGCATGAACGATAGCACAACTTCACTCAACCCCTCTAGTGGGGTGAATGTGAGCATGATTATACCATTGGTAGTTGCCGTTCGGATCAGCGCCTCACCGTAAACGTCTTGCGGCGGCTCCTCGTCAAACCAGATTGCATGCTGGGCCGTGCCCTCAAACGAACCCCGCCCCTGTTGGTAGGATTTCAGGCCAAGGACCGAAAAACCCCCTGTTACATGCAGGATTCGGACCGTATCCGCGAGATCCGTGACCCCGGCCTTCCATGTCACCGTGCCGGGAAGATGCCCGGGAATGACGCCCGTCCCATCAAACCGTTTCCGCCCGGCAACCGTGATCGGGTCGCCAAGCAGCGTCTTCTGCACAATGTCCCGGGTGGTTTCGTTCGTCTTGCCTGCAGCCCACGAGCGAATCGGGTTCTTGAACCGCCGCCCCTCCCACCATTCGGGATAGAGGCCGGTGAGGTGGCATGCCGTCTCATAGCCCCCGGCGCCGAACGTCTTCCCCACCCGGTTCCCAGCCATGAAACACCGTTCCCGGTATTCGGCCCCGGCCCTGAAAAACTCGAGGTGCTTTTCGTACTTGTCTCGGGAAAAGATCGTCGTGCCGTCTGGCTGTCTCTGGTCCTTGTCGGGGAACAGCTCGAAGAACTTCCGCTGAGATTTCCGTCGCGCCATCTCGCCCAGGAGGGCGACGAGATTGCCCATAGTGGTCAGCTCTGCGCTCAATTCCGCTTCCTCCATACCGCATAGGTGCTGTCTAGCATGCCATCCTTGGCAAGCCGCAACCATATCCGGCGGATCTGTTCAAGCGGGGCGCCAAGGCCCACGGCAATGTCCTCGATGCCGTAGCCTTGGCGCATGAGATCAAGTGTCCTGCCGATCGTCATCTTGTCGATCGGCGGGGGTTTCATTCCTCACCGTCCCAATCGCTACCCCATTGGATCACATAGACGGTCGCCAAGATGGCGAAACCAAAGATGACCTGAATGGGGTTCTGCAGGAGAAACCCCCAGAAGATCACATAGGCGCCGCACAGGGTCGCCAGAAGCATGAGCCATTCAGCCTTTGTCAGCAAAGTCCGCCTCCCACGCCATCGGCGGCCGCGGCAGCGTTTGCAGCCACTCGTTCACCTCGGCCGCCGTAAGGCTGCACAGATCGGCCCACACGGGGGCGCTTTCCTTCTTCTTTCTCGGCATGATGTCATCCTCGATATACAGGTCTTCCCAGCGGATCGTTCGCTTCTCAAATGTGTGAAATGAGATCCCATAGATCAGCGCATCTGCATAATGCCCCGCCGGGATGAGCGGGACCGGCTGCAGGCGGGTCATGCACTTTTGCCCGTTCAACTCGCGCATGATCTTTCGAAGCTGCTCAGTTTTGCCAATCCTTCGATCGGCCATGAAACGCATCTGCGTTGCTGATATGGGCTCGTCAGCCATCAGTCTTGCCTCCCTCGATGACGCGCAGCTTCACGGCAAGATGGCCGGTGATCCCAGAAAGATCCCGGTTCATGGCGGGGAACACATGAAACTCGAGTTGCGCCATGCCGTCGCCGCGCCCGATGCACGGGAACACCTTGCGAAAATGGATGTCGGGCTCGATCTCATGTTCCATGCAGCCGCGCACGATCTCGTACTCAAGCTCTGAAAGAAGCCGCTCGATCCGGTCCTTTCGCATCTGCGCTGTCATGCGGTTCTCCATTCGGTCACGCGGGCGGCGGGCATCAGGGGGCGTCCCGTTCAAACATGTCGCCGACAGCCTTGCGTTGCTTGGCGCGTTCCTTGATGCCGCGCGCCCGCATCGGGGCGTCATAGGCGTTATGGCACCGCTGGCACCATGCGCGAAGATTGGCTCTGGCGCAGTTTTCCGGCTGGTGATCTAGGTGGGCAACGGTCAAAACGACAATCGTTTTCTTTGTCCGTTCAAAGTCGTCCCATGTGGTTCCCGGCAATTCTGAACCGTCAATGGCAGATCGGGACGGCATAAAAACAGGATCAGCGGCATAT